GTCACGCGCGGGGCGGTCTGACAGCCCTGCAAGAGCAGTAGACAGGTCAGCATTAAGGCGGGCAATTTGCGCATTTTTGGTCCTCCGTTGTGTGTCGGATTTGGCCTGAAGTCGGGCGGTGGCGGCTTGGGCATCAGCCATTAGCTGCAGGGTTTGGGCGGCCTGGGTCAGCTTTTCGGCGCCCCACTCTGCCTGCACACCTTTGGCGCCTGCGGTGTAGGCCTTCCAGTGGGTGCCGGCCAGCGCCAGGGCTATCACCAGGGCCACCACGGCGCGTGCTTGCCAGCTTAAAAGTGCGATCATGCCAGCGCCTCCCCTGCCAGGCCGGTCAAATGCGCCCGGTCGGTCAAGCCGATGAGGCCGCCGTTGACCCGCTTGGTCACCTTTTCAGGGTCGCCGATCAGGCTGTCGGGAATGCGGTCTTCCCACCACAGAATCGCAGCCTTGAGGGCATAGTCCGGCTGGTTCAGCAGCTCGGGCTGGCTCACCAGGTCAAGGTCCATCAAGTCGCCCACGTGGCGGTACCCGTCCTTGCCTGTGAGCTGGATAGGTGTGCGGCCGCGATACTTCCAGCCGTCACCCGGCTGGGTGTTACCCATACGCCCGCCATACACCCGGTTGGCCAGTGCTTCGGGGTTGTAGGCGAAGGGCCGAGCGTCGGCGAGGGTCGGGAACCGCTTGGGCCACACCTGGCACAGGCGCTTTGCGCTGTAGTGCAGGTTTTCGGTGAACTGGGTGAGCCCACCGCTTTCGTGCAGGATCTGGCCCAGGAAGTCGTCCAGCTCGGCATCGCCCAGGTTGAAGGTGTCCTCATGCACCTGGCGTGCAAACACTTCAGACCACTCGGCCGCAATGGCGGGCTTGACTTGGCAGCGCACAAGAATGTCCAGCCACTGGATTGCGTCTCTTTGCATGAGTTACCCCTCTTTCACTCGGGTTCGGATGATCAGCACGGAAAACCCCAGCAGCACAGCAGTTTCCGCGAACGACGGTGCCTGATGCACCAGCATTTGGGATGTGGATGAATGCACGTCCATGGCACCCAAAATCGGCGTGGCTACCGCACCACCGGCACCAATGGCCAGCAGCACCCACGCCAGCGCCTTGAGCCCGTCCACAATGCGCCGGTGGTTTGTCAGGCCAGGCGCGAACGGTGCGGTGCGCTCCAGCTTGTTGAGCGCCTCAGCCAGGACAATGAAGCCGGCCAGCCAATGCAGGATATACAGCGCGGCTGTCATGGGTTGGCCCCTCCTGAGGTAGCCGGTGGCGTACCAAATTTGGCAATCAGGATGAGCAGCACGCGCTGGGCACCACCGCCGACCCCAAACGCGGCACTGAGCAGCAGCGTGGTCTTGCTGGCAAACAGGCCCAGCAGCAGGCAGCCCTCTGTATCAGCCGCCGTATTGCCGGCGTGCATGCGGATGTACTGGAAGCCCGGCACGTCGTTGATGGTGGGCGTGTCCGGGCCGAAGCGGGCGCTGTGCTCCAGCGTCACTCGGTAGCTGCCGGCGGGTATGGCCGTGGCGCCCTTGATCTTCCACTCGCTCACGGGCTGGCCTTCCACCTCGCGCACCTCATCCTCCAGGGTGAAGCAGGCGAACACGCCGTCGATGAACATCTTTCCTATGGTGGCTCCGCCCTGGCTGGGCTCGCGGATCACAGTGAGTTTCATGGCGCTACTCCTTGCAAGTAATCGGCGGCGGCCCATCGCGCCAGTGGCCGTGCGTCAGCAGCAGGTTGAGCCCGATGCCCAGCAGGCCGGCCAGGGTATGGTCAGACGGCCAGGCGCGGGTGCTGATGACCACGATCAGCTCGCCCAGCGCATAGGCGGCCATGGCCACGTACATCACCGCCCACAGGAGCTTGTTGTGCTTGGCCGTCATGATGTTGATGCGGCAGATGCAACTCAGCACAATGCCCAGGCACGCCGGCACGCATACCAGCAGCACCAGCAAGCCGCCCGGGGTGAGCGACGCCCACAGGTCGAGCGCGGCAGTCATGACCCGCCCCTCCGGCTGGCCACAATCGCCGCCCAAGCCGCGGCAATGCCGTTGACCACCTCTTTAATCAGGCTCTGAACGATCAGCATTGCGCCGGCCCCGCCGACGATGCAGGCCAGAAACAGAAGTGGCTTGCTGGTGCTCTCAGCCAAGGCCACGGCGGCGCTGCCGATCACCGCGCCGGCCAGCGTGGACAGCACCACAAACCAGACAGCGCGGCCCCAGAGCATGGTCTCGCCCTGGTAGCGCGCCATCATGGCACCCAGCAGCGCGTAAAGCAGCGAGTGGTAGTCCACCCCCAGCAGCGCCAGCGTGACGCCACTGGCTGCTGCAGCCCAAGCGGTGGCGGTTTGGGTCGATGGGTCAAGCATCGTTTTTATCCTCTCGGTTTTACGTGAATGCCCGTCGGCGCAATAGCGTCCAGCACGCGCTTGAGATACCGCGCAATCTCGCCAGTCAAGCCGTCGCGCTCAATCAGCCGGGCCAGCACCTGGCTAAACGTCCACTCGCCGCGCTGCGGCCAGTAGCGCAGGTAGGCGGCAAACAGGGAGTGCGCGAGGATGATGTCGGCCACCCATGCCGGGCCTGCAACAAGCCAAGCCGCGTGCCACCCCCAGCCCTGCCCCATGCCGGCGCGCTCGTACTGGATGCCGACTGCGTAGGCCACCAGAAGGAGCAGCGGCAGCCACAGGGGGGCGGTGATGAGCCAGATGATTAGCGGGTCGATCACAGCACACTCGCTGCGGCTTGCTTCAATTCGTCGACGGTTGTAGCCGCGTCAATGGCAGTCTGCATGGCATCATATTTGTCGCGTATGGCCTGCCGTGCGACCTCTGCCTGCTGCGCCTTTGCTGGGATGGTTGCCTCAATGTCCAGCGGGGCAAACTCTGAGGCGCGGGCGGCGCGGCGCTTGTCGTGGGCAATGGTTTTGGCCTTTCCCATGTCCACGCCGATCTTTTGCGACGCCGGAGTCGTGTCGTGGAGCCACGCATTGCGGAAAGTGCGGTCAGATGGAATATCTGATGCGTCCACGATTTCAAAGGACGCGCCGTAGGGCACATCCTTGTCCGCGATCTGTTCGATGGTTAAATCGCAATCAGGAGCAGGAATAATTACTGAGACTCCGCCACTTTCATTGGCATAGATTATTCTTTTCATGGTGTTCCTTATCTAAAAAATGCAAGTGAAGTTATCGAGCAATCTTGAAGACCCGCACTAGCAGCAGTTTGTATGCGACATGACCCAACTAACCTCGAAAAATTTGCACCTGGGAAAATACCAAGCAGTGCACTATTTGTTCCATTACCGGCTGTGCCGCATATTGAGTAGTCAGCTCCGGGTAACGCTGTTGTGAAATTAGCTGTGTAATCTCCCACGCCGTTATCAGTGATGCTCGATACATTCCCGCTTGACAAAATAGCAACTGTTCCAGACCCGTTGAGGTTCACCCAGGCGCGACAGGCGTAGACGGGGGCGGTGCCGGTGGCGTTGAAGGCTTCACGGATGCCGAGAGGGTCAACGGCTTTATTTTCGATGGCGCCTGCGATATTTTCAGCGGCTGAGGCGAACGGGGTGCTGACAGCATCCATCCGCTTCCAGACAATCGGCGTCACCCCCGGCGTAATAGGCCCATTCGTCTCGATCTCCCAGATGGAGTCCGCCAGTGTCGAGCCTTCCTCCACCGTCACCACCGCACCCGGCGTCAGCTCACCCACGCCGTCGGCATCGGTGGCCCGCGTCCAGGTGCCATTGGCCCCGGTGCCCAGCGTGGTCACCACGTAGATGCCGTTCTGGCTGCCCGCATCCTGGTCTTTGACCAGGATGCGGTCATTGGCCACCAGCGTCACGCCGTCGAGCGTGCTGGGCGCGCCGCCGGCCAGGCTGGCGATGTTGGCCGTGGTGGCTGCACGCACACTGGCCTTGTAATCATTGGCTGCACCGGCTGCGATCATGGCCTGCACGGCCTGTGCGATCTGCGAGGTATTGGTGTGATCAGGGGTCAGGCCTGCGGCAACAATCAGCGCCCGCAGCTCCTCCGTGACCATGTGATACCAGTAAGCACCGGGCTTGGTGGCTGGGGTGGCGGTGCCGGGGTTGCCACTGGTGGCATAGCCGGTGGATGGGCTACCAGGTGCCGAAGGCGGCGTGCCTGATGCACCGGAAGAAAATGCGCGATCCATGGGTGGTTTCTCCTTTTAGGTGTAACTGAACAAAACGGTGGTGTGGGCTGGCTCCAGGCGGCGAATGACGCACTCCAGCAAGCTGTTGCCCCAGGTGGCAATGGGGTCGTCCACGGTGTCATCGACCGTGATGTCGGTCACCGTGTTGAGGGCGGCATTGACTTGCCAGGCAAAGGTCCATGCCGCGCCATAAAGCGGGTGCTCCACGTCATCGTTGACGGTGTGCTCTGAAAACTCGGTGACCGTGATGGCATAGCCCAGGGCAGCAGCCAGGCCCACGTAGTAGGCGGCAGACTGCCCGCCCAAGGTGGACAGGCGGCCCACCAAAGCTGCGCGGCGCTGTGCCACCGTCTGGTCACCACCAAAGGCCACGGCACAGGCATCGGGCAGGCCTGCCACGCGCTCCCAGTCGGCAAACAGCTCTGCCACCGTGCGCGGGTCGGCCTCTTCCACCAGCTGCAGCGCACGCCCGTCCACGCGGGCCAGCTCTTGCGCTAAACCGGTGAGCAGCCTGGTGAGTGGCGCGTCCGCATCCTTGGACCATGCCGGGCCAGGGGGCAGCAGCGCTTGCAACTGGGCAAGGTAGTCGGTGCTGGTCAGACCCATGTGATGGTCCCCATCGTGGTCATGTTGCCCACCGTATTGGTGACGTTGGCCACCGGTGTAGTGAGCGTGTAGTCCGTCTCACCAGCAGCCGCAGAGATGGCTGCACGGATATGGCTGAGCAGCAACGTTCCGCCTGGCGAGGCCTCCCGCAGCAGCAAGTCCTGCAGCTCGGTCTGCACGGCGGCCTGCACGGCAGCGGTGAGCGGTGTCAGCCCGGTGATGGTGAAGTTGAGCGGCACGGCCGTGGGGGCCACCACAGTGCATTGCGCAGTGACCGGGCGGCGGGCATCGATGTACGCCTGCACTGCGGCCACCTCGGTACCGTCTGGGATGATGGCGGCACCAGTACCATCGTTGTCGCGCACAAAGCGCACGGTGACCGTGCCAGCGCCCAGCTCTTGCGGGTACACCCAGGCGCGGGTAACACCCGACACACCCAGCGCCCATGCCACGTAGTCGGAAGCTGCACCACCCTGCGGTGGCTGCTGGATGCGGGCCAGCAGCCGCGCACGCAGGGCATCGTCCGTCTCGACGTCTGCACCGCCACTCAGCAGGCCTGCCGTGGCGGTGGACTGCACGCCCACCACCGGAGACACCAGCGTAAGGCTTTGGCCTGCTACCCGGTTGCCCGCAGCCGCTGCCACCACCGCGAGCAGTGGCGCGGTAGCACTGGTGCCGACCACCACCGCGTCTGCCGTGGTCTGGTACTGCACGCCATCCAGGGCTTGCAGCGCCGTGCCCGAGGGAATGTAGGCCCCGGCCTGCACCACAAAGGTGACGGTGCCGGTGGCGGCCGCTGCCACCTTGCGGGTAATGCCCCAGATGGAGCACCAACGCTCCAAAAATTCGACATCGGCGGTGTCGTAGATCACCTGGTCAGAGAGCCAGTCGATGAAGCCATACAGGCCATGGGCTACCCCGCCCAGCACGCGGGCGTACACCTCAGCGTCTGCGCGGCGCAGGAGGTCGTCGGTGGACAGGCGCGAGAGCACATCAGTGCGCACCCGCTGCACGATGTCGGCAAGCTGTGGTCGGCTATACATTCAAGAACCCCCAAACATCGGTAAATCGAACATCGAGCGGCACCGTGCCGTCCGACTTGTAAATGCGGCACCCAATGGCTAGCGTGCTCAGGCCCTGCCGCTCGGTCTGCACGTCCACGCGGGCGGCCACACCGTCATCAATGAGCCACTGCAGCGCCTCCTGGGCGTACTCTTTGGCCTTGGCCACCGTCTCAGGCGTCAGGGTGGAGCGCGAGAGCAGCCACAGCCGGGAGCCAATGCGGTCGTTGGGTGTGGTGGGAAAGGAGTCACCCCACCAGCCCATGCGCCCCAGGTTGTCGGGGCCTGCAGGCAAGTCGTCGTCCGGGTTGGCCCTGCGCCAGGTGAACAGGCTGACGATCACGGCGCGGACCAGCGGCTGCGCTGAATCCAGGCCGAGCTGAACGGTCTGCCCGTCGATCTGGACGGTCAGTGGTTGGTCGTTGAACATGGTTCTTAGTTAGGAGCGCCGGTATTGCCCGGCCCGGTTTGAACACCCGAGTGCGTGTGTGCGATGCCCGACTTGCCACCAAAGGTGACGTTGGTCGTGCCCACCACGTTCGGGGCGGTGACGGTGGTGCCAGCGGTCATGCTGGTGCCTGCAGAGATGGACCCGGTCACCTGCAGGTTGCCGCTCATGGTTACCAGCGGGCTGGTGATCTGCACCTTGGCCTGCGCCACCACATCCAGCGTGCCGTCTTTTTTGAAGTGCGCCTTGTTGCCATAAGCATCGTGCAGTGCAGCCTCGCCATCCTGCAGGCCGGTGAGACGGTAGCGCCGATCGGCCACCACGATGGTGATGCCGTGGGAGCGGTCGCCATCCATGAACACGGTGACGTGCTCAGCACCGGCCAGTGGCTTGCTGGTGAAGCCAAACGGCTCGAAGTGCTCCACGTTGTCTTTGGCTTCGTCGGCCATCAACCGCAGCTGCAGGCTCTGCATCTTGGTGGCCGAGTTGACCGCGCTGACGGCCCCCCTCGCCACCATGTTGCCCAGCCTGCGGGCCAGTGGAGCCATGAACTTTGCAAACTCTTTCATTTGACATCGCTCCATTCAGACCCGCCACCCTTTTGGGACTTGGACTTCTTCAACTTCCCGGCCTTGGTCACATAGCCGTCTTGCGGGCCCACGCGGATCTCGGTGCGCAGGCCCTGCGCATCCATCACCCAGGCGGTTTCGGCAATCACCATGTCGGTGTTGAAGCCAATCAGCGCATCACGCACGCGCACGATCAGGTTGGGCTGCCACAGCGTGCCGTCTGCCTGCCGCCAGCCAGCCAGGGTGTAGGAGGTTTGCAGGGCCTTGGCTGCGCGGTGGGCACGCTCGTAGTCCGCACGGTCTTTGCAGCTGCCATCGTCTGCCTGGCCGCCTTGCTTGATGACCAGCACGCGGCGGCGCTTGGCCCTGGCATCGGTGCTGCTGGCGGATTCACCCACCACATTGGTGGCCGGGGTGGTGCTGTCATCGTCGGTAGATTCGCCCTCGCCTTCGGATGCGTCGCTGGCATAGCTGTCGTCGGTGCCAGCACGCTGGCCCTTGACGATGTACTCACTGAAAACGCCCTTGTAGTCCAGCTCAGTGCTGGCCGCCAGCACGTTGACACCGGTCTCGATGGCGGTGCCTGCACGGCCAGCGCTGCCCACGTCGATAAACACCAGGTCGCCGCGCTCGTTGTCGCTGGACAGCACGTGGCGCATGCGCATCATGCGGTCAATGCTCTCGAACACGCTCTCACCCACTTGCACCTGGTGCTCGGGGATGGCCCGGCCGGTGTCGGTCTCGGAGATCACGCGCAC